TGTTGTGCAGCCATTTGTTGTGTTTCTTGCATTTCTTTTAAACCATTTTCTAAAATAGCTTCTGCTTCTACTAATGAGTCTGCTTTTAATACTTTAATAACATTTAACAAATCAATACTACCATTTTGTAAAGATGCTTGCGCTAATTGTGTTACAGCTTGTTTAATTGCGTCTTCTTTACCACCTTCTGTAATATATAATCCATAATCATTTAAAGCAATATTAGGTAAAACTTTTAAAAACTTGTAAGCACCATCACCTAGTACATAACCTGCGTGTTTACCACCTGCCCAACAAACTTTCATTAAATTTGCTAGCTTTTCTATAGCTCTTTTCTTTACTTCACTATGTTGAAAAAACCAACCTTCTGTAACTAAGTTAGATTGTACTACAGTTCTTTGCACATTACCTACTGCTTCGTATTGTGATACAGCACCTTCTCTTTGTGGCGATATACCACAAACTTGACCTGCTGTTTGTTCTAACATTAATTTAAGATTAATAAGTTGTTGTACAGAATTAGATAATGTAAAGTCAACTTGTTGAAATTGATTAAATCTTGCAGTATCTGCACCTTCATCTCTAGAATTTATAGGTATAATACCATCATTTTTAATATGATACAATACTGTTTGCATATCCATACCTATGTTAGACGGCATCTGTGATACATCATATACCACTGCCTTACCACCAGCTCTAGATAAAGTAAGCTCTATGTGATACATAACTACATTATATAACATTTGTATATGTTTAAGCACATCTACTAAACTACTGCATCTACCTGATGACATATTGTGCACACACCCTGTGTAAGATAATGGTGTAGAACCAGCGTCATCTACAGAACGAACTTGATTAGCTCTTCTTCTACAATTAACTACAATTCTACCACCTATCTTTGTACCTTCCCATATATCATCTACATAT